AAGGATGAAGATGGTGAAGCCCTTATAGACTTTGGTCAGCTAGCTAATCGTAATGCCGATATGTTACGCTACAGCAAGGACGGGAGTAAAGCCTTAGTTAAATACAAAGGGGGAGCTCAACCATCGTTTTTAAATGGGAAGACAACGTATACACACGCAGAGATAATGGTTGTATTGAGAGATACCGACGGTGATTGGTATACTGAAGATGTGACATATCGGACCTTGCCCGCTTAACCCTCAAATTCTCGGTATACTCTTTGTACGAGTAATCTAGCTTTTTGAGTTAAAGCATATCTTACTCTATAGTTATATTTTGTTTCTTCTCGAAAGAGATGATCCTCAAAAGTACTTGAAGGGGTAAGTTTATCGAAATGTTTATATAAATATCCTTTATTTACCAACGGATATATAAACCTATTTTGAGTGTTATTTCTATTCATAACTAAGTTTTCTGAAGCATATTTAATCGTAAAGAACTGAAGGTCATACCCCCACAATAAAAACTCTACGTGAGAGAAATTTATATCATATTCTTTATTAACAAAATGCTTTACAATTTTTAGTTTCTTCAAATAATTCCTACGGATATATTTCTTATCTTGCGGGGAGAACTCTCTAAACAGCCTTTTTTTAGATACTTTACTTTTAGGCATATAACATATATATAATCATGCAAGATATAACTTTTTTAATGGAGATACAAAAATTAGCTATAGAAATGGACGAACTTGTTGACAAGTATGATATGCGAGACAGGTTTGTATCTATATTAGTATCTGGATTTATGGATGAAGATGAGTTTGGAGAGATGAAGATGAATGCTATATATAGTTATCACTTAACTAATTTTATTGAATTAGAAGAGATATTAGATTTTATAAACGGCACATTTGAATTAGAAATTGAAGACGAAGAGCTCGATACTTTTGAAGACTTTAACAATGATGTTGATGATCTTTTAGAGGATATGGGTATAGAAACTGAATAAAATGGAAGGACTTATTAGAAAAATTGTGGTCGGAAGAGACCCTAAAGACGGCATGGCTTATTATATCGGAATGAGAGCTGGAGGAGGTAAGGTGAGTACAATAATACAAGATGACCGACACTTATCTAAATATGGGATGAATAGATATCTTGTGTATATGCAAGACGAAGAGGGAGCACAGACGTTATGGAAAGCTATAGATGGTATGCCGTGTATGTTAGAATTTGACTGTAACTTTTAATACATGAAAACCTTTAATTTATTTGTCGTTAAGTTAGAAAATAGACTTAAAGATACAATTACTTCAGAGAGTGGGTTTGAGTTATACGTCGATGCTAAATTTAACGACTTTAATAACAGGACAACAGAAGGACCTGTTGTATGCACCCCATTTAAGTACGATACAGGGGTAGAAGAAGGGGATACACTCTACTTTCATCACTTAGTAGTTTTAGGTGGGGATAATAACGGTCAGATATTTACTCAAGAAGATAATACTTATATAGTAAACTACGACCCTGATCACGCAATTTCTAATCAAGCTATAGCGTATAAAAGCCAGAAGGATGGGAAGATACGGTGTCTAACAGGATGGTGTTTATTGAAATCAGTAGAGCAAGAAGAGTTAAGCCTTCAATCAGATCTTATAGAGATAGTAGATTTAACAGAGAAGTTGCCCACCAAAGGGGAAGTAGCTTACACATGTAAAGAAGCTGATGATATAGGAGTTCTCCCAGGAGATGTAGTGGGATTTAAACAAAACAGAGACTATCGTATAACTATAGACGGGGTGGAGTATTACCGCACCCGCGCAGAAGATTTAATGTATGTCGAAATCTAAATTCACTACCGTAAGCGCTTCAAAAAGACTTATGCATAGCATGGAAGTTGCTATAGATAATATGATTGAAGAAGTTAAAAAACCTGTAGATCCTGAAATAAACGGATCCGCCCGAAAAGCTGAACTTCAATCTATAAAGCAAACCGCTACAGATTGCAAAGAACTTATTATAGAAAGACAGAGGTTAGCCCAGATGGTAAAAGACCTTGAGGTAAGCGGGAATATAAAAGACATAAAGGACTATTCTGGCGGATTCGCTGAAAGATTCTCGAAATAATGGATAGAGACACGTTAGAAAATTTAATAAATTGTAATATGTCTCAACGTGACCTTGCTACTTATTTAAACTCTTCTCAAACAAATATAAGGTATTGGCTTAAAAAATACAACCTTTCTACTAATCGTAGAAAACATAATAAAGGGGCTGGAGCTGTTTTACCTGACAGGAAAATTTGCCCTTCTTGTAAATTAGATAAACCTAATTCAGAGTTTTATAAAAGACAAACAGGAGGTATTCATATTAGCTCTTTGTGTAAACCTTGTAATAATGCAGATAAATTAAAAAGACAAAGAGGTTTTAAACAGAAAGCTGTAGATTACAAAGGAGGGGAGTGCCAGTGTTGTGGATATAACAAATGTAACAACGCTTTAGACTTCCATCACGTTGATCCTAAAACCAAAAAATTTGGTATAGGTAAACAAAGAAGGACTAATCTAACAGATGAAATAAAAGAAGAGTTAGATAAGTGCGTTTTAGTTTGTTCTAATTGCCACAGAGAGATACACGCTGGAGTAATCAAATTGTAACGTAACTTTACAAGTATTATGAAAGCTATAAAAAGAGATTATAAAAAAGAGTACGCTAAGTACGGGTCAAAGCTTAAAGCTAAGAAGTATCGTGCAGAGCTTAATCAAATTAATAGAAAAAAAGGAAACTACGGGAACGGAGATGGATTAGATGAAGCTCACTATAAAAATGGAGGTAAAACGAGAAAACAAAAAGCATCTATAAATAGAGCTAACAATAGGCCTAAAAAAAGGAATAGCGTATAAGCTATTAAATTAATTTATATATAATGAAATATTTTCTTATCCTCATGGCAGCTATACTGTTAGCGTCATGTTCTGTGCAGAATAATCACAGGAGATCTCAATCACGTAAGTACAATCAATGCTGGTGTATAGATCCCTGGGGAGGTGCAGGAGAGTGGTGCTGTGAAGGATCGGCCCCCAAATATATGGCCCCATACAGACATAGACAGGGTTTTGTTAAAGCTAAATTTTAATAAGATGGCAAAGTATAAATGTAGTTGTTCGGATCGAGAAGAAGAGATAAGCAAGGTGACAATATCGGTAAAAGACGGTGAGGTAGTAAGCTCCGCTCAATGTCCTTGCGGTAAAACCATGGAGCTGTCTGAACCTAAAGTAGGATTCCCTTCTCTCGGTAGAATGAACCGTAACGGTAGTAGTTATTAATGAGTGTCTTACTAGACGTAAAGGACTATGAAGAACCCGCTGTTAAGATTTGCCCCAACGGTACGGAAGGTGAGATTATCGAGCTCGGTGGTTTACTCATTTGTCTTCCCAAAAGGCCGTCGAAGAAAAACATTGTCGGATATAAAGACTCAGACTCTATGCAAATGTGGAGAAGGGTACCTATGCCGCAGGAATTGTCTCGTATTCGTTCTATGGATGAGTGGGCGGAGATGCCAAGGGAGTTCCGAGAAAAGTTCAATACATATATCGAAGAAGAGTTTCGGCGTAGGCGTGAGGGCTTTTGGTTTTATAACAACGGTGAACCTATATATATTACGGGGAGGCATTATATGATGCTTCAGTGGACGAAGTTAGATATTGGATACCCTTACTTTTTAAACTTTCAACGTGAAATATTTCTACACATGGCTGCTTGCGAGATTGATCCTCGTTGTATTGGTCAGCTTTATACTAAGTGCCGTCGTTCTGGGTACACCAATATATGTTCTGCTGTACTTGTGGATGAAGCTACGCAAGTTAAAGAAAAACTTCTAGGGATACAGTCGAAAACAGGTAAAGACGCCCAAGAGAATATATTTATGAAGAAAGTGGTTTTTATGTTTAGAAACTACCCTTTCTTTTTTAAGCCTATACAGGATGGTACAACCAACCCACGTATGGAGCTGGCTTTCAGAGAGCCTTCAACAAGGATTACTAAAAANAATAAAACTTCTCAGATGGGGGAGGCTTTGAATACGGTTATAAANTGGAAGAGTACAACTAACAACGCATATGACGGGGAAAAATTACACCTGTTGTATCTAGATGAAGCAGGAAAATGGGAAAGACCTACAGACATAAGAGAAGCTTGGAGGATTCAGAGGACATGTTTGATCGTCGGAAGAAAAATCGTAGGAAAAGCCATGGTAGGAAGCACAGTAAATCCAATGGACAAAGGGGGGAGCCAATACAAAGATCTATGGGAGGACTCGGATCCATTGACCAGGAACAAGAATGGACGGACTAGAACAGGACTGTACAGACTTTTTATCCCCGCTTATGACTCTTTAGAAGGCTTCTTTGATAAATTTGGTTGTCCAGTTATTGAGGATCCTGTAGATACTACAGAAGGTATAGACGATGAATATATATATATGGGGTCTAAGACTTTTTTGAAGAACGAGAGAGAGTCTTTAAAGAACGATGCTTCAGAGCTTAACGAAGTGGTGCGCCAGTTCCCGTTCACTGAAGATGAAGCCTTTCGAGATAGTATCTCTGGGAGTGTGTTTAATATCGGTCAGATATATGAGCAGATAGAACATAACGATGAGCTCTTCCCGAACCCAGTAGTTATTGGGAATTTTACTTGGAAAGACGGGTTGAAAGATACCGAGGTAGTATTTAATCCCAACCCTCAAGGTAGGTTTAAGATTGCTTGGATGCCACCTGCGGACTTCCGAAACCAAAAAAGAACCGAAAGAGGTAAGAGAGTGGCTCCACATCCAAACTACGGGGTAGGAGGAGTAGACTCATACGATCTTGACGCTACGGTAGATGGACGAGGTTCTAAAGGTGCTTTGCATCTATATAACAAATTCCACATAGAAAACCCGTCGAACATGTTTGTCGTAGAGTATGCTTCTAGACCCCCTTTAGCAAAAATCTTCTATGAAGACGTTTTAATGGCGGCGGTGTTTTATGGTTACCCGATCTTAATTGAGAACAATAAGTACGGGATAGCAAGGTACTTTGAGGCAAGAGGGTACGATGGGTATCTAATGGATAGACCTAAACATCTGCTTAGCGCGAGTGCAATCAAATCTAAAACAAAAGGCATACCTTCAAACTCTCAAGATGTTATCCAAGCTCACGCTCACGCTATAGAAGCCTTTATACACGACCATGTAGGTATAAATAGAGAAACAGGAGAGGTCGGAAAGATGTATTTTAACAAGACGTTAGAAGATTGGATAGGGTACAAGATAGATGATAGAACTAAATATGACCTTACTATTAGCTCTGGATTAGCCTTATTAGGGGCGCAAAAAGCAAAGATAAAAAAACCGTCTGATTTAACTGAAAAGCGTTTCTTTAGGAGGTATCAAGTAATCGGATGATTTAGTATATTTGCTAAATAGAAATACCATATCTTAAGGATGTACAATAACAATAACAAAAGTAAACAAGGATTCCCTAATCCATTAGAGTCTACGGAAAAAAAAGAGTCTAAAGAATATGGTGTTCAGTATGCAAAAGCTATTGAATCCCAGTGGGGGAAGACTACTGATGAGTCTTCTTTAGTAGGTAAGAGGAATAGAATCTTTGAAAAAGATAGAGATTACGCTATAGGGGTTCAGGATACAAGTATATATAAACAGTTATTAAACTCCCTCCAGCCGAATAAAGCTGACGGGGCTTTGTTGAACATGGATTATACTCCAGTTCCTATCCTACCTAAATTTGTAAGAGTTGTAGTTAATAAAATCCTATCTGTAAACCCTTACCCAAACTTAGAAGCCGTAGACCCTTTATCCTCTTCTGAAAAAAACGAGAAGAAGAAGAAGGTGTTGATGCAAGTAGCTTCGAAAGGGAAGTTAACAGAGTTAAAAGAAAAAACAGGGGTTGTATTAGATATGGATCCAGATTCTATCCCAGATACCCCTGAAGAAGCGGAGATATTATTTGAAACAAACATCAAGAGCGACGGAGAAATTTCAGCGCAACTTGGGACAGAACTTACTTTAACTTGGAATAACTTCGTAGACAATACCTTTCGCAGGTGTGTTAATGATTTAGCTACTTTAGGTATGTCTGTAGTAAAGAGGTCTAACGATCCAAGCGAGGGGATAAAAACATCTTATGTAGACCCTTGTATGTTTATACACAGCTATACAGAAGACCCGAATTTCGATGACCTTATATATGCTGGACATATAAAAAAGATCTCTATACAGGAGTTAAAGCGTATTGCGGGGGAAGAACTTACAGAAGCAGACTTTGAAAAGATAGCAGAAAAATCTAAAGGTAAGAACGGGAACGACTCTAGTAAGTATAATAAAAAAAGCTATAACGATTCTTTAGGGTTAACAGGGTTTGGATATGACGAGTATATGGTTGAGGTCTTAGACTTTGAGTTTATCTCTGTTGATTGTATTTATTTTGAAGAGAAAGAAAATCGCCACGGGAACACAGGGTTTTATTTTAAAGGTTTTGAACCTCAGCCTAATAAAAACAGCGTATTTGA